CTTCTCAATTGAGAAGGACATTTCACCAGTAACATCACCTTCACCTGCGGTATTTGTCAGAGCACTATGTGTGGTAAATTCAGTAACAGTTTGTCCAGAAACATCGGCTGCCGTGATCAAAAGACCAGGCGTGGCAACTACATCACCCGATGCATCCCCATCTGTACCAGATTCTTGATCGGGCTCAGTTACGCCAGGAAGTTCTGCACCTGTCATTGAATTGACTCGACTCTTGAGAGCAAAGATCAATCCAGTTGGGCCGGACATAGGTTGTACACCACAAACATCGTATGCTACGAGTTGGGGCATTGCACGCCGAACCATTGAGATCAAAACTGGATCTGCAAAATCTATACTTGCATGGGTTGGATTGCCTGCTGCACCACCTGTTACTGGTGATGGGGCTGACATTCCCATATTTGTAGTGACTGCTGCCTCCGTCAAGAGTCCTTCTCCACCTTGATCTTGAGTATATTGTTTTTCAACATTTTCAAGACACATAGCAGTAACTGCTCTACGATGGGGATCAGTGATCTTAGGAAGATCAGGATGATCTAAAACCGGCGCCCACTTTTTGTTAATATTTTCTGAGAGTTGCATTTTTAAAACTCCTTATTGTTAAAAAATTTAAAATTTAAAATTATTAATTACGAGCAATAGCTTTACTATATGCTTCCATGATGTTACTCATCTCTGGAGTTTCCTCCGTTTCTGGTACATCACTTTCTTGTTCAACATTTGCATCTTGTTTTGTTTGATTCGGGAAATAACTTTCCTTAATCGTCTTAACTTTATTTTCAAAATTATCTGCATCCTCATCGTAAGAAACACCCTCTACGAGAGATTTCATCTTTTCAGATTGTGTGTCTGCAAGGTCTTCGCAAACTTCTTCCAAGATTTTGTCTTTACGATATTCATTGAGTTCGTCTTTAGTTTTAACGTTATCTTCAATTTGAGAATTTAATTTCTCTTCAAGTTCCTCCACTTTGTCATAAAGACTTTCAACGATGTCAACTTTTTCGTCTGGAACTTCAATATAATGTTCAGTGAAGAGATCTTTAAGACCACCAATGAACTCTTCAGTAATTTCACCTTTCAGTGATCCTTCGAGCGCAAGTTCGTTCTCTTTCATCCACTCTTCAACTACGTAGTTGAGATAACCATCGACTTTATCTGTCAACTCGTCACGGAATGAAACAATTTCTTCTTGAAGATTTTTTTGATATTCTTCTTCCAGTTCTTCAACTTTTGTTGTTATAACTTCCATAACTTTCTGATGAACTGCAGCTTCAAATATTGTTGATGCTTTGGATTTAAACTCTTCTGAGAGTTCTTCACCCTGTACCAGTGCTTCAATGTCTTCTTTAACATCAATTTCTGGAATATCAACTTTAATTTTCTTTTTCTTTTTGCCGGGTTGCGGATCTCCTGTTTTCGGATCTGCATCATCTGGCCCGCTTGGAGTTGGGCCCCCAAGATCATCTACAGATGCTTCTGCAACACCCATAAGATCTTTCCATTTAGTAGAAACTTCTTCTTTCTTCATGTTGTTGACTTTATCGAAAAGGGCTTTGATCATTCCAGCTTTAGTAGAAGGAATTTTAACTTCCTCTTTCTTTACCTGTTCTTCTTCCTCTTCTTCGTCATCATCATCGTCCTCATCATCGTCTTCTTTGACTTTGGCTTTTTCGGCAATAATTTTTTCTGATTGTTCGTTTTCTTCTTCTTGCTCTGGAGCTTCAACAAGTTCTTCTTGTTCAGTTTCTTCCAGAACTTCTTCGTTAGTATTTTCCATAGACATTGAAACTCCTAAAAGTTTAAGTAATTTATACTGTTAATATTTATAAAATTATAGTTTTGACAATAAATTTTTGAACTCGTTCAATTTTACTTCCTCAAGTTCTCTGGAAGAGGCTTTTAGGATGTTATTCCTTGCCCGTTCTATATCTTGTTCCTTTAGTAATCCATTATCCCAAATCCATTCTTTTCCTTCCATAATACCTTCTACGAAAGCATTAGGAGCAGATGGATCTGCAACAATATCTGCAGCAGAAGCAAGATAAAAATCTTTCTGTACAATCTGAGATTTATTTGAATCTGGTTTTAATGTTCCCATTCCTCTTGAAGAAACACCTAACCTTGCACCTTCATCAATCAAACATTTAACAATCTTTCCATTTGGTGTATCCAGTACCTTTGCACGACCAACAAAATTCTTACCTTCTTTCACCAAAGAGGTTATCATATGCGATGCACGATCTAAATTGACAGTAGGCCCGTCTGGATGTCCTAATTCTCCAAATGCACGTTTTGGTGTAACGTATTCCTTTACATAACGATTTACTTCTTTTTCAAGGACAGGCAAAGGATAAATTCGACCATTTTTGTTCTTCTTTTCTGATTGCATGAAAATACCCTCAATAAAATATTTTTTGGGTTTCCCTTCTTCTTCAATCAGTTCGTATTCTACTGTTTCTGCTAGTTCGCATATAAGTTTCATTTGCATATCCTATTTTGCGTTACTGAATGCAAAATCCAAGATTTTTAAGAAAGATTTTGTATCTTTATTCATGTTATCTTGCATTTTTTTCTTGTTAGAACTATTTAGTGTGTCAAAGGTTTTCAGAATAGTTTTTGCAGATTCGGGGTCAATTGGAACCGATGTGCCACTTTTGAACTTAATATCCGCTTCTTTTTTCTTTTTTACAACAGACCTTAATTGATCTACAACATCTTCTGTCAAAGGTTTTTCTGACCGTATTACCTCTTCTACTTTTCTCTCTTTAACAGGAAAACCTATTGATTTTCTAAACTCTTTATACGTTTTCATTATCCACTCTGAAATGCAACTGGTGTTAATTTCACTGCTGCATTTGCAGCAAATATTTCATCTGTGGGATCTTTTTCAATATATTGAACTGATCCCCCCAAAAGTGTAAATGTTCCTAAAGTTGCAGCTGCACTTGCAGTTTGTACTGTTACCAAATAATTTGTTCCTGCCGCAGCAGTATTTACACACATTACACATTTTGCAGAACTGACATTAGACCCTGTTCCAGATCCAGTTGGTGCATTTGCTTGTGCAGCTTTAGGTTTAATTATCATTGCCCCTCCGTTTTTTCTGCTTCTGGTTCTACTGGAACCTCTGCTGTTGGTTCTTCTGTTGCCGGATCTTCTACTTTATCAGTAAACATTTTAGCAGAAACTTCTTGTTTTCGACTCGCAAGTGAATTTATCACTTTATTTGAAATCAATTGTCCAAATGCATCATTTACCCTTGTAGGTTTACTTTGCATTGCAAAATCTATAATATCTACTGTTTTAAAATTTTGTTGTGTCTGTTGTTCTGCCATTTTAATCTCCAAAAATTATCTATTAATATTTATAAACTTTATAAGGTGAGAACTTCTTAATATTCACCCTCTTCACCACCTTCACCTTCTTTTTCTGCATCTTCTTCTGCCTCTTTTGCAATCAATTCATCTTGTTTTGCAATTTCATCTTCTGATTGTCTAAGAATGTTTGTTCTATACCAATCTTTAGAATAATATCTACCAACAAAATCTTCCATATCTCTAGCAAGAGACATGCGCTGAGTCATGGTTTCTTGATGTTTAAATTCAGTATAAAAATGGTCTGAAGTAAACGCATAGTGTATTTTATCTCTAACTTTTGACCATTCGGCCGCAGTCATAATATTTTTCAATATCAGTTGTTTCTCCATTATTTCATCAAATAAAATAGAAAATCTTGTTTGTAATTTACTAATGAATTTGTTGAAAAGCAATTCATCTCTTGTAATTTCACTTTCTCTCCCCAAAGAGAATCCCGAATCAGCTTCGAGGCGAGAAACAGGAACATGCATAGATTTATACAGTTTTCGTTGAAAGTATTCTACATCTTCCAATTGACCAAGATTTTCTCCGCCAGGAAGTGTAGTAATTTCTGTTCCTCGGCCACCTTCTCTACGAGGCAACCAATAATCTTCTAACATTGATTGATGTCTGCGGTCATCTTTAATTTCACCAGATTGAGAATCATATACTAAACGATTCTTATATCGTGTCATAATGTCACGAATATATTGTTCTGCTTTTAATTTTGGAAGATTTCCTACATCAATATAGAAAATTCTACGTTCTGGTGCTCGTGAAATACGATAGATAACAACTGCATCTTCTACCATTCGCAATTGATTTAGTGGTTTGATTGCCTTATGAAGATAAGACATTACTGTATTTTTTTGAGGATTTAATAAACCAGAAGTGGTATATGCAATACTATCACCAGAAATCACAAGACCCTGTGAAGATCTTTTATCCAATCCTGCTTCATTGTAATTGTATACAGGAATGATATTAACTTTTGCTTTTGTAGGATCAGTCGTTTTTTCTGTTTTGACTTGTTTAATTTTTTTAATCTTTGTAGCATCCAAACTCCTAAGTTCAACAACCCCACGTTTTGGATCATTTTCATCAATCATTATATGATAGTACAATCTTCCCTCAATATACCATCTACGAAAAATTTCGTGACCATA